AGTTAGTTCCGCCACCGTCACCGAGAGCTTCACCTGCAGCAGTACCCATACCTGCACCAGTATCAAATACTGATGTGTTTGGAACCGCACCACCCATGTCACCGACTTGTGTGCCAGCACCAGAGAATGTTGTGTCTGATTCGTTGTAGAACGTTTCCGCACCCGCTTGAGATGTTTTACGTGAACGCATTGCGAAGATCAGTCCAGTTGGACCAGTCATTGGTTGAACACCTGCGATGTCATATGCAATTAGGTTTGGCATAGAACGTCGAATAAGTGAAATTAATACTGGATCGTAGTTGTCGATGCCAGCGCCTGTTGCGTTAGCAGGTGCTTCTGAAAGCAATGATGTCATGCTTACGGATGCGTCACCCTCTTGAACTAGAGCACGCTCTGTGTTCTCAAGAATGCTTGCAGTTACGCTTTTGCGATGCTTATCTGCGATAGGTGAAAAAGATTCGTGCTCAAGGATTGGGCCCCACTTTTCCACAAGTTTTTGATAGTTTGACTCAGTCATTTTTACCATCTCCTTAGTGTTATTTTAATTACTGAATGTATTTATAAAATTTATTTTTTCAGTTTAAATTTCATGTTTTTCTTGAGTTGAGCGCCTCAACAAGAGCATTAATTGAAGAGTGATCTGAGACAGGTTTTGTCACAGTTTCTTCTTCGATCATTACTTCGTCTTCCTCGTCAACAACATCTTCTTTTGGAGAAACATTAGTTTCTTTGAAGAACGACTCTTTGATTGTTTTCAGATTGTCTGTGTATGTGTCTAGATCAGTTGAGTCTAGGTTCTCAGACAGTGTCTTTAAACGTTCACGCTGCGACATATTCAATTCACTTGTCATTTCTTCGAAGACTACACCTGCACGAAGTTCAGCAATATCTTTCGACAAACGAATATTTTCGTTTACGACAGCATTTGATTTCTCTTCAAGGGATGTCATCTCTTCTTCAAGATCAGAAACGATGTCATATGTTTCTTCATCTACTTTGATGTTGTGTTCTCCGAACAATTCTTTCAAACCGTCCATCAAAGATTCCGCCATCTCTACTTTAATACCAGCTTCGATTGCGACTTCATTCTCTTCCATCCATTCTGAAACGACATAATCAAGATATGCATCCAAGTTTTCAACCATTTCCGAAACTTTGGATTCAACAGCTTCAGTCAAATCAGTTTCCAGTTGAGTATTAAGTTCTTCTGTGATCTTATCTACTTTACCTTTAACTGCTTCTGTGACTGCAGCTTCAAAGACAACTGTTACCTTACCTTTGAATTCTTCTGAGAGATCCATGCCTTCGAAGATGTCAGCGATTGACTCTTCTACAACGATCTCTTCTACTACTTCCACGTTCTCGTCATCAACAGGTGCTTCTGCAATTGTTGCGTCAACGTCTACGTCAGCATCTTCTGTTTTCTTAGATGCTTTGATGTAACCCGCTTTTAGAGTTTCAGGTGACTTCTCACCTTTGTCGTGGTCAGCTTTTCTTTTTTTGTTTGTTCCGCCTTCAGGTGCAGTTGCAGTAGCTGCTGTTGAAACACCATCGTCGGAGACAAATTTCTTTTCATCTGCCATTGTTTTTCTCCTTAAATCTGATTATAGATTTTCTTTTATTACAAAAAGTATTTAGTAAAAATTCATTTTCTTAACGAACTAATAAATGTTTCAAACATTCTAGCTGCTGTGGATTCATCAATACGCTTATAAACAGTGCGGTATTGCTTCTCAACTGCTTCTTGAATTTCTTCAATTACTTCTTCAACTGGTTGCTGTGCAATCCAATTACTAGATGCAACATCATAGTAGAATTCTGTATTTTCCATAATACCATTTACAAACGCATTCGGCGCTGATGGGTCTGTAACAATATCTACTGTTGCCAAATGGAAATCGTCTTGAACTTCCATAACGCCATTTTTTTGTTTCACGGAACCAAGTCCACGTGTGGATACACCACAACGAACACCCTCTTCAAGAAAAGTCTTAACAATCTCACCCATTGGTGTGCCAAGAATTTTCGCTCTACCCATGAAATTATCACCTTCTCTTTGCATCGAAGTAATCAAGTGTGATACACGATCACCATTGATTTGTGGTCCGTCTGGATGTCCTAGTTCACCAAGTGCACGTTTCGTATCAATGAATTGTGTTTGATAACGACCCATCTCTTTTTCAAGTGTTTCAGTTTTATAGACACGTCCATTACGGTTCTTAAGGTTACCTTGCATGAAGATACCCTCGATAAAGAAACTCTTTTTACCAGTCTCTTCATTCAGTTCGGATGTTACTCCGACATCTTCTGTAATTTCTGAGATTAGCTTCATCTCTGTTTCCTCTCGAATTCTTTACTTTATTTAGTAGTTCTAGTACTTATTGCGCATCGTAGTAGTTTTTAGACAATTCTGACCAAGGTCCTGTAGCGTTAGTACCTGTGTATATCTTATTAGTCGCACCAGTGATTTTCTTACACTTGACATATGTCTGTTGTGCGGTTCCACCAGGCGGTGTGAAAGTTCTTATCCCTCCACTCACTGTTCCATTCGCTCTATAGTATTGATCATTTTCATGGGCTTTTGCATTTCCATTCACCAACGTACCAAGAGTAGGACTATTGTCATACTGCCAGTTTCCGTTTGAGCCTGGAACATTCACCCACGCCATTAGTCTTCTACCGACTCGCCATAACCATATGATGCCGCATAGTAATCGTTATCATCTGAATCATTGTACTGACTATTATGTCTTTGTGCATGACGCATAGAACCCTCTGCATATGCATGTAGAGTTTTCATTTGATCGAAAGCAGAAGAGAGTTTATTCTGATACCACTCTGCAGGATCATTAGTCTCGTGCAAGTAGTCCATCACTTCCTCTGCCGCATAACAGATGAATTCTAGTTGGCGAACCATCATAGGAACCTCTTCCTGTGGGTTTTCTGCCAGTACTTCATCATCAGTATCGGTTTCTTCCATTGCAGTTGCTTTGTCATAAGCTTTTTCGTCTTCATCTGCAACATAGTCAGACAGACGTTTTACTCTTGACTTGCCTTGGATCTCACCAGAGAATTGTTCTGGTTCGGCAACAGGATGATCGAACACCTGAATGGTGTGTTGATCTTTAAACTTTTGTTCTTCAGGGTTGTTAGGTTGTGCAACCTCTGAAAATAGATCTTTAAAACTTTTCATTGTTTTATTCCTATATTATCTGTCTGATAGGTTTATTTATGACTCATCAAATTCGTCTTCGGCATTTCCGAATTGTTCTTTTTCGACTTCAATCTGTTCTAGTTCATCTTTAAAATCATCTTCGTTCATTTGAAGGATGTTTTTAACAACCCAGTTACGTGAATAGTAAACACCAACGTGCTCTTCAACATCTCTTAGAGTTGTCATACGTTCACGAATAATCTCAGACTGCTTAAGTTCTTCGAAGTAATTATCTTTTACGAAATCATAACGAATTTTGTTCTTGATTAATGCAAACTCTTCTGGTCCAATGATACCCTTGAGGATAAGTTGTTTTTCCAGAATATGGTTAAAGATGCCTGCAAACCTAGAACGTACTCTACGAATGAACTTACCAAACTTAAGTTCGTCACGTGTTATCTCAGAAGTACGACCAAATGAAGCCATAGTTTCTGGTTCAAGTCTTGAGATCGGAACCTTCAAAGACTTGTACACTTTTTTCAAGAAGTACTGCATGTTCTCATCTGTAGATAAGACTTGTGCACCACCACCTGCAAGCGTGTCCACTTCTGTAGACCTCTCACCACCACGGCGAGGGAACCAGAAGTCTTCGGTCATAGTCATCATTTTCTTCGCATCTGTAATCTCACCAGTTGCAGAGTTATACTGCAATTTGTTTTTATGACGAACCATCATATCACGTAGGTATTGTTCTGCCTTCGCTTTTGGAAGGTTACCCACATCGATATAAAAGATTCGACGTTCTGGTGCACGTGTCAGTGCATAAATGATTGTTGCGTCTTCCAACATACGTAGTTGGTTCAGCGGTTTAATTGCAGGATGCAAATGTCCAAGAACCATAGAATTACTTTCATTCATCAATCCTGAAGTAATACGTGCAACAGAATCTTTTGAGATCCTGTGTTGGTTCTGTGATCCGTTCCCACCTAAGTTAGAGGAACTATTGCCAAATCCTTGATCTGAGTACAGGAAGTACTCGTTCTTTACTTTCTTAGTAGGTACACCAGAAGGATCTTTATCTTTTTTGTCGATTTCTCTTACGAGTTTAATCTTTCGTGGATCGACGTATCGTAGTTCAATAACGCCTCTCTTAAGATCTTCTTCATCAATGATAATGTGAAAGTTAAGTCTTCCATCTACGTAAAACCTACTGAATAAATCATATGCGGTGTTGGTAAAGTCTAGAAGAGATAGAACAGTATCAAACTCTTCTGCAATTCTGTCTTTAACTTTATCAGGAATTTCATCCGTATCATCTAAGACAATCTCAACGACTTTTTCATTAACATCAACACTAATCGCTTCGTTAATAACTTCATCAAGTGCCTGAGAGATTTCAGGCTGCATTGCCATTCCACGGTATTTGGTTACAAGTTCAGATTCTGTTTTCGCAGAACCTTCCATATCCAACATGGTTCCATAGAACCCACCCATAGCGTTACCAACAGTGATAGCGCCGTCTTCATTAGAGGGCTCGACAAAAGAAACAGGTTGTGCCTGTCCCCCTTGTCCGCCGTCTCTTTTTATTTCAAAACCAAATAATTTCACTTTAATTCCATTCTATATTTAAGATGTAGAGATGCCAGTCGATCCCTCTACACGCCAGAAGTCGTATTGGAACGTAACTGTAAACTCTTCGATTTGATCTGTAGATGACCAGTCCATTGCGATTTCACTTACATTGATTGGGTACATACCCTCAAAAATGTAAGAGCGCAAGGATGAACCATCCTTCGAATATTGTGTAATCAAACCGTTAGATTTATAGTCTTGCGGCAATGAACGGACGTTTGCATCGTGAGATGCGATACTATTCATCCATGCTTCCATTGCGTTACGTACAATAAAATCTTCATCATTGATAATTGTAATAGTCCAGTCAGCAAAAGTCCTATCACCTGCGTACTTGATTTCCCTACCAAAATATGGAACGGTATATGCTCCAATAGTTGATTCGGGAATTCCCGCTGCCCTTGCCATGAAGGGCACCTTGAAGTCTGCCGCAGGTACGATTGGGTTTGTGACCTGACATTGAAACAGGGTGGGACGTGCGCCCCCTCCTGTAAGTTCAGATTTAAACTCGTTTATGTTAAAAGCCATATCTTACCTCTCCTTAAGTCAATTGACCAACGATCTCGTCGAATTCGACACCAGACCTAGTTGCGACAAATGTGAGTTCGATTGTGTTAATAGAACGTGCAGGTTTGATGAAGATACTCGCTTTAAACATGTTTGCATCAATGACTTGTGGTGTATTGACAGTTGCATCAGATACAACTCTAAAGTCTATGATACCACGTCTACCTTGAATTTCACGTAGGAACGGTTCTACAATATTGCGGAACTGTGTCTGTGTAAATTCGTCATTCAGTTCAAACAAGAACGATTGCGCTGCAGTTGCGATTGCTTTTTCGACTGCGATGAACAATCTACGAACGTTAATTCTATCAAATGCACTTGCAAAACCTTGTCCAGTTTTATCACCAAACAACAAAATACCTTGTCCTACTTGTGAGATAACTGGGTTAATCTCTGAACTGTATAGTTGATCTCTTTGATCTTTGTTTGGATTGAATGCCAGTTTAATAACATTCTTGATAACACCTTTACGATAACCTGCAGGAGACTCAAATGGTTGTACACGTGAACAAAGACCTGCCATGTCACCATTCAATGGTGTCCAACGATACAAATCATTGTATTTGTCATACCTATATTTATAACCACTGTCAAGAACCATATATGAACTTGCAGTTAGTTTGTTTCGGTATGCAATTGCATTTGTCATCTTCGCATTTGTTTTGACTTCATCTACCACCGCTTCTTTGGATGGTGAACAGAATGCAACACAATCTCTACGACTATCTGCAATGTTACCAATAATGTAGTTTGCAATCTGACCATTGTCGTCACCTTTACCCTGTAGGACAAAAGAGATGTCAATTTCGTTTGCATTTCCAAAGTTATCGTATGCCAATGCAGTAGCACCAAACGATGCAGAACCTTCTGCAGTACCGTCATTACCATCTGTTAGCGTTTCGTAATTAGATGTACCTAAAAGGAAAGCTGCAGTGTTTGCAACATTTACCCAAGAACTTAGGTTCTCAATTACTGTTTCGTAATAGTTTGTTCTACCATCTGATACAGTTGCGCCTGGTGTAGTTGAGATATTCTCAAACTTTTCTAGGACTGTACCTGCAGTACCACTTACGCTACCACCACGGTCAATAACTGCAACGTGGTAGTTGTTCGTGTCTGGTGCTTTACCAAACAAGTTACCATGTTTCCATTTACGTACCATGGAAAGTTTGTTAAGTGTTCCATCTGCGAGAGTAAATTTGTTTTCAAAACCCATTGTGTATCGGAACGCACCGAACAATGCAGTGTTTGCAGCATCGGCACCTGTTAAGATCGAACCGTTTGCACCGATTGTTTCTTTTGAGAATGCAGATACAGTTAAGGTTTGATATCCAACTGAGTCGTTACCGAGTGTTACATTATCACCTGCGGCGATTTCTGTAATGTCGACTGCGTCTGTAGTTTGGAATTGTGTCGTAGTACTTGCGAATGCCACGTTTTGTGTAAATTGAACGCCGAGATCACCACCAAATAAAATCTTTTGGTTAGGAATATCGCCTTCATCAAAAATGTCTGATTGATATGAGGATGATTTGACATATGCAACGTCGATTGAGTTACCTAAATCACCAACATATTTTGCTTCAAATGCACCGTATACTGTGTTACCAGTATCTAAAGCGCCGATTGAACCCTCAGTAGTACCTGCAACATAACCGTTTGCGGATGTGTTAGCATATGCAGTGTTTGCATCAAATAATACTATAGTATCAGAATCTGCTTTCGCAGAACCAGTAGTTTCTGCACGATGAATAAACAATGCATTAGAATATGCAAGGTAATCAGCAGCAGTGAACCATGTTTCATAATTGGATGCGCCAGGTTTCCCATAACGATCCACAAGTTGTGTTTCGGAAGTAATAAGAATTGTTTCGTCGGTAGGACCCCAACCAAAAACGCCTGCGATTGCAGCAGGAGGTGTTGCAATAGCCGGGACGACTTGGCTTGCGTCTACTTCACGAACGATTACTGAAGGACTTACGGAAAAAGCCATATTTTTCTCCTTTGAATAAATTTATTTTTTATCAGTTCATATCACTGTTTTTATTTATAAAAACAAATGATTGGATCACATTATCCAATCGTCCTCTGTCTTTACTGGTTGAAAACCACCTTGCGGCAGATCTTCACCCACATCGATGAACCCAAAAGGAAGTAAGTTATCTTCAATTTGTTCGTCTGTTTTTTCTCTTAACATCATCATGGTATTGATATCAGTCATATCTTTAAAATATGTCTGATCTGTTAGCCATGCAAAAATGACCAAGTTCATCACTAAGTCGTCATGAGTTCCAGACTCTGCCTCGTATGAGTTTGCTTTTTTGGAAAAACGTGATAATTCCTGAATTGTGTTAAAATCTGATAAGATAAGTTGATTCTGTTCTATCAACATTTTCAATATAGAACAGCCAACTGACTTTACGCTTTTTGTTGTTCTTATTCCATTGTCAACGCTACGTCCAAAGCCACTTGAAATCCTTTTGCCGAGTCGTCCTGCGTTTTCTGTATACAGAATGTTTTCATAACCATAATCCATCAATAGTACATCTGAAACTTGTTCACCAATGTCGTTTATCTCGACGAGAACCGCTGCTTCATTGTACATCATTCCTACTCTATATATGATTGACGCAAAGTCGACAGGTCCTATCATGTTATCCCTGAAGACGCATACTTGTTTGTAAGGCATCTCAGTAATATCAAGTACCGTGAAAGTAGAATAATCCAATCCTTTACCACGAGAAACATCACAAGTCATACTATATGTGTGACCTTCTATTGCCATTTCGTATTGATAAAGGTTCTCTTGTTCTCTAAGTGGTCTTGAATATGCAAGTTCTTTTAATTTCTGTCCACTAATAAGTGTACCAGAACTTCCCAAAAATTCACAACAGTACTCCTGTCTGAATTTTTGATCATCATAATCTAATGCGGCAAGAGTTTCGTCGTGCCATTTTTGGTCTCGCCCAGGCACGTCATTCCACATCACCTTAACAAATTCATAACCATTTGTTTTTTCTTCAGCACCTTTACAGGTTTTCCAGAAGTGGTTTAATCCATTTGGTGTGGATGTCATTAGAAGTTTTGTTGACTCGCCAGACGAAATAGTAGGATAAACGGAAGCGAAAAATTCGTCATATCCTTCGATGAATGCAACCTCATCAAGATAAAGAAAGGAAATCGACTTACCACGAATTGCACTGGAAGATGTAGTACCTGCATAGATCTTACATCCGTTTTCTAATGTTATGTTTCCCTTGTTCCATTCTTCAACTCCTTGTTGCATCCATTTTGGAAGTGCTTCATATGCAAGTTGCACACGACTGAGAACTTCTCTGGCGGAATCACCTTTGTTCGCAAGGATTGCGACTGTCTTGTATTCATTAAAAAGAATGTAATGAAGAATAATAGCTGTTGCTGTGGTTGTCTTACCAGACTGACGTGCAGTGAGAACTGCGACACGTCTACTGTCTGTTATCTTATTGACAATATCTTCTTGGTAATCATACAGTTTAAAAGGTATGAGACCTCTATCAACGTGTACAATCTTAATGTATTTCTTTGCAAAGTAGATTGGATCTTGTGCACACTTCATATACTCTTTGAGCATCTTCTTAGTGTATTCTATTTCTTCGCCAATCCTTTTGAGATTGTTATTACCAAGATAACCCCTAGTTAGTGGATTACTTATCGCTACCATCCGCCTCACCTTTTATCATACTCAACAGATCTGCAGTAGAAACAATCAAGTTATTATTAGTAACGTTTGTTTCTGGGCGACCATACTTCTCTTCATCTTTCACTAATTTCTTTTTAGAAGAGATATCTACGAATTCTTTGTTGGCATCCAACAATGTTTTCATGAGCGTAGAAACCACCTCGAATGCACGAGGTGATTCCGATTGTTTGGCTATCTCTACCATTTCCTTCACTGCGTCATCACCTAGACTAATAATGTTCTGGACGTTAGATCGGGCAAGTTCGAGATCCGTTAAGTTCTCATCGTCGTTCGTTGTTGCAGGTGTGAGTACCTGCTCTCCAACAGTTTGCAGATTGTTTTCCTGCGACGACGATCCTTCTGCTTGCGAAGTTTTCTCCAATTTAGGTTTCGCCAGTACCTGTGCGCTCTGTTGTCTATTCTCGTCAGTTTGACTTTGTTCTCCACTAGATCCGAGTCTTCGTAGAGATCCAACATTTTCATGTGGTTCTGTAATGTCTTCTGCTTGAGTTTCTGCAAGTGAACGTACCCCCATTGATTGTGAAATTTGATCGTTTATCATGATATATTCACCTCTGTGAGATTGATGACTCCCCAATCGTCGTCAAAGTCAATCTGTGTATATGGTATAGTTTCATTAATGTCCACAGTGGGCGCACCGTTTGCGGTTAACCCAGGCTGTGACGTGTATCGTGATTGATACACTTCGTCAATATCGGCGGTAGGACTAGTATTTTGTGTTACCTTCACATCAACAAATTTGATCATAGGTTTGGTTCTATTTGGTCCAAAGTACCACGCTTTCATAGTAAAGCTTAAAGTATAAAGAACACTTTGTCTTTCGGTAAAGTCTCCCTCATACACTTCCTCTGTACTTACACTGTTAAGTACGAGCGGAATATCGATTGGATCTAGATTGTCAAGTAACTTCACGGTAGATGTAAATTCAGGATTGAAGAATGGGACAATCTGTTCCATAATCTTTGCTGCATCCTCTGAGTACTTAGTCATTATGTACAAAGAGAACTCTAAATTATATGGAACGCCAGCATAAACAAACCCACGTCCGATTGCACCCTCTTCGATGGTGGACTTACGGATCTTCATGGTGTTGTTGATTTTGCGTTCCCCATCATATGTCATACTGTTCAATTCGAATGACATACGTGGTAGTGTAATTGCTGCAGGACGATCAAGACTTGCGTCCTGAGTAATCCTAGCAAGGACTTTTTGGAATGGTGAATAAGAAATCGGGACAATCATCTCCTGCTCTGTGGTAGAGTCGATTGTTCTCTTTATCTTAAGTTGGTTGAAATACGTACCAAAGATGGCAACATATTTTCTTGTAGTTTGGTTGTAGAAATAATTTGCGATTGCCATTATGTGTTCGCCTCTTCTGGTTCATCATCTCCAAACGCTATTGTTTCACTGAATGGGTCCATCTCTGAGAAGTCTATGATATCGTCTGCTTCTTTCTCAAAGAAGAAATTGTCTGCGATTGGATCTGTGTTAGATAGAGCTTCAAGTGTATTAACGTTTGCAGTACCACCAACTGTTGATATATGATCTCTGAATATTTTATCTATGTGTTCGTAACCAGTCTCAATTCTCTCGTTACTATATTCCATTAGTTCACATCTCAAGTCATAGACCTGCAATCCACCACTCTGATAGAACACACTCTCATGTTCAACATACATTACAGAAAAGATCTTACCATTAAGTGGGAAATAAATTAGATCTCCCTCAAGAGGTCTTGTCTGTTGTGGTTCATCTTTTGTGACATAACGTTCGAATGTTCTTATCGCAACAGTGAAAGTAACCTGATCTCTGATCTGCAAACCAAACTTAGAAAGGAAGTCACCTTCACCTTCGAAACCATCTACACTCTTAACATACATCTCCATTTTAAACAGACGATTGTAAAGAGGCGTGGTGTCTTCGTTAAGTATATTATCAACTTGTCCTTCAGTACGAGGCAAGTATTCGCAATCCACACCATAGATGCGAATTGATTCGATTACTAGATCATCGATGAGTTGTTGTTCATTGAAGTGATCAGTATTGCGGAAGAATGTTGACGTTGCCATATTTTAACCAATAAAGTTATATACAAGTGGTTGAAGATTTTGAATGGACTCTTCTTCCATACGTTCTCTTTCGGTACGTGCCTCTTGTAAAATTTGTTCTCCGTTGAACTGAACTCCACCAACAAGTTGCATACCTGTGAACTTAGTTAGGTTGAGACCCCATTGTTCACGAACTAGTACAGAGGAATAGTTTTGTAACCAACGATCACCCCAGACATCAGGATAAGTTCCTTCATCAATGATGTCATATGCTTCGATGATAATATAATCACCAGGCACAAAGAATTCTTTGGTTATGTCTATAAAGAGTTTGTTTACATGTTTATTGTATCTAACCATTGGTTGACCAACAAGCATGTCTTGGAGTAATGTCATGTGCGACATTGTCATGTAATAATTTGCAACGTCATACCCACTAATATCGTTGACGTTGTTTAAAACATATTGATATGGAACATTGAACATACCTGCACCTGCAGACATGGATGATTTCATATCAAATACTTTTGAAATACCCAATAGATTTTGTGGTAGAGGAAAATATCCGTTGTCGATATCGTCTTGTGTGATTTGATGTTTCAGATAAACGAGTTGACTTCCATTGTAGTGGTAGTCTCTCCAAAAAGAAACAGCTTCATCTACACGATCCTCGACTTGTTCGTCTGAGACGTTAACCTCAATAACTGGTGCACCAATTTTTCTTAAGATATATTCGATAAATTCTTGTCTAGTTACTGGCTGTGCCATGACATGTCCCTTGTGAACTTTTAGTTTCAGCCATTATTTATAAAGAACGGCGCTCTATGTCCTCTTCACTGAGAGTATTTCCTTGCCATACTTCAATAACTTTGACAGGAACAGAACCAACATTGGTTGCTTTATGCCAAGTTTTGACAGGTATGTCAATACTGTCACCTCTTTTATATATCTTTGAGGTTTTGTATTGATTTTGAAATTCCAAATCCATTTCAAGTTCACCACTAACAATATGCCAGTGTTCTGAACGAATAAAGTGACGTTGATCTGATAGAGATTTACCAACATCAATTGAAAGTTCTTTAACTCTCCAATAACCGTTTGTATCAAGAACAGTATAAGTTCCCCACAATCGAGTTACCTTTGGGTTTTTCCATTCCTTTAAGATCCACGACGAAGAGTTTTTCTTATCTTCCCCACCAATACCAAAAGCAAATTCTACTTTATCGTAAATCATTTCTGGTATATTTTCTTTTGTACGATCTCCACCATTGGCAAAGACTACAGTGTCACTTCCTCTTTTAGTAGATAGTATTTGAAAGATTGCATTACATGCTGTATCGTCATCATCATTAAATCCAATCACTTGATCGACACAACCCAGTGCTTCAATAATATTACATCGTTCATGGAAGGGCATAAATGATCTACCCTTTTTGCGTGTCAACCATTCATCTGAGTTTACTGCAACCACGAGTTTGTCTCCAAGTTCTCGTGCCGATTTAAACATCGCAATGTGACCCGAATGAAGTGGATCAAATCCACCTGATACGATTACAATCTTACTCATTTCTTTCCTTTCATCATGTAGTCCCAAAAGAAATTCTTTGCATCAGACTTAATAAGTCTTTGAGGAATGTTATCAATGATGTCTCTATGAACAAACCAATCTTCGTATTCTACGTCTGGTCTAAAGGATATATTCTGTGCTACAATTTCATATCCTGCGTCTCTCATTATCTGTCTAGCTTCTTGACGAATTGCATCATCTAACCTATACGCATCATGTTCAAACTGAACCACATTGAATTTATATCTATGGAAAGGCATATTGCGCAATACTTGGATAGATGTTTCATCAGTATCTATCTGTAAGAAGTCAATCGTATTTTCCATACAATGTTTAACGAGAAGATCTTCAAAATCGATCTCTAGTGCATTGGCATTGATAATAGTATTGGATCTACGTTGTGCGAAGTCATATGCAAGGTGCGCAGACCATTCAATAGAAATACCTTTCCAATCAAATTCAGTTTCTAAGAGTGCAGTGTTGTTGTGAGTAAAAGGATTACCTGCACCAATCTCTAAGTATGTACCTTTACGTTTACCATCAAGACACGCAAGAACAAACATATCTTGGAAGTGTTTAGAATAGTTTTTCTCAACATCTTCTATACCTTTAAACGGTGCAACAAATAAATCTTTGTCATTTTTACTGTAAGTCGTCGCATCTGGCCATCCAATGTTATTCAGAATACCAATGATGTATTCGTCAAATGATTTGTCAGCACGAAAGGGTCTTCTATAAAGTAGATCAAAGAACATCTGTCTACCATATTCAACTCCTGAGATTGACCATGACGCACTCGCCCGTAAGAACCACAGTTCTTTTTCACCAGGCCAATCAATACCAATATCTTTCTTGTCTTTGAATTCAAGACCAAGTAATGCATGGTTAAGACACATACGCCAATCTGTAGTCTTCTCTCCATGTTTGGAAAGAAAGTAATGCGCTTCTGGTCTAGTAGGAAGGATACTCACTGCGTGTTGTAACAACCCTAACACAGTGTAGTTGCGTCTCTCTTGCCTTGCATATGCAAGTCCTGCGTAGATCATACACTTATATTGTAGTTCTTTATCGTCATCTTCAAGATCAGCGCATCGAATATAAAACGATATTGCTGCCGCACCATTCTCTAGTTTATCATACTCACGTGCAAGATCAAACATTTTATAGGTGTTCTTTGGATCGAATACATGTTCATTAACTAATTGTTGCAAATTCATAATCAAGCTCTCTCCAAAAATTCTGTAAATACGTTGCCAGGAATTTCAAGAATGAAAGTTGCATTATCCTGTAATCCATAAGAGATGTACACTTTATTATTGTGGAACATCATTCCAGTTGCGAACTCAATATGAAATTGATTGCCTGTCACTGGATCTGTTTGTGTTCCCATAAAGTGGAATTCTTGAGTGTGATGTACAATGTTCCAATCATTGTCCCAAACAATCGCACGATGGACGTAGTGACCATCCTTACGACCAAATACATCTTTACCTAAATCAACTTCATGTGATATTGTAATTCTTTGTTCATCATTAAGACGAAGAACTTGCGTACCACCACGAAGATCCCTTGGCATCTTTCTTTTATTTTTTTCATCAAGAACGACTGTCTCTGTAGTACCTTCATCAATGTTAAACTTGATGACTTCTGTGGGATTAGTCCACTTGACAAAGTGGTAAGGCATGTCTAGAATAGGAACCCAGTTCTTTTCACAATAAGTTTTATCTGGTGGTGGTGCAGGAATTGGATGACGAGAAATTTCTTTCCATTCTCCATCAATCCAGTCAATCTCTTGCATTTCCATGCGACCCTTACCATGTTCATCATAGCAATCACGACGAACACCACAAAGGAAGAGACGATCATCCCAAGAGAACAAACGACCATCTTCCAGTCCAATAAATGTCCAAGTGGGATCTGTGTCTAATTCAGATGTGTTGATACGACCTGCATGTTTGATCTGCATATTCTCATCAAGTTCAACCATAATGTTATAAGTTGTAAGAGTAACATCATTTTCTGGATGAATATATGCAAGAGGTCCGAATTGGTGTGGCCATTTCTTACCTTCACTGTGATACAGAGTATAATTGACATGCCGAATATTCATGAGGATCTTTCCATTATGCATGTAAATGGAAGGATTCATGATCCCTGTTTCGCCAGTCAATTCTGAGGGTAAGGTAATGGGGTGGAGTTTACCACCCCTCTTTAGGGCAAATGTAGCAAGCCCATATAGATGCATGTCGTGCATGACACCTCCATAATTTAGTGTTCAAATTTATACCATTATATCACATCAAATGAGGTTTGTCAAGACCAAGGTGCTTGTCTAACAATAGTATTTTTCTTATCAATTCTGCGTTCGATAATGTTGTCAATTTTGAGGATCTCACCATCAGTAAGTTTGTCAGTCAACCAAGTAACAACTTGATCTTCTGTCAGACTAAAGAAATTAACAAATTCATCTGTAGATTTGTCGACTGCGGTAAACCATGAACTGCCTAGGAAACTGTGAGTGACCCCATCAGAATCTGTGCCTACTCGTTTCCAAGTAACACGCACAACAGAGTTTTGAAGGACATCACCATTTTCATTGGTCTCGTCCTTCGTCTCCATGTTCACAATTTCCCAAACATAGTTGATTGACATGGTTTATTCCTTAATCAGGTGCCGCTTCACTAGCTGGATCTGGTTCTGCATCAGCATCTGCTTCAGCATCAACAACTGGTGCCCAAGGAAGTGCTTTTGCTTCAATTTCTTCACTTTGACCGAATTCACGTTCAATTTCTTCATCCAAACGTTCGGTGATGTGGGCAAGATAAGCACCATCTGCTTCTACAATGGATTGAATCCATCCTGTGACCGTTTCCTCTGTCAAATCGTCAAATGCGACGAAAGATCCTGCAGGCACGTTTGCCGCAGAAAGAGGTGTTGCACCAGACCAAGATGCAGATTGACCTGCAGAGTTAGTACCTGTGATTGTCCAATAGGTTTGATATACGGCACGTGCTAATGTTGCGCCTTCGTGGTTTGTCTCATCTTTAAGTTTGAGACTGTTAATGCTATAGCTATAAGTGTATGACATAAGATTTCTCCAATTTCCTTTAATTTACTGTTTATTTATTCAAAAGCATGTTTTTCAATTCTGCAATCTCTTCACGAAGTTCTGAGACTTCTTCCTTGTATTTATTATCAACTTCTTTAACTGCTTCGATAAGTAATGATGTGATTCGTTCGTAATCGACTGTTAGGTAATGATTATCATGTACCGCAGCCAGTTCTTTTTGTTCGTCATGTGAGAGTTTTTCGAACTCTTCTTTTGCTTCTTTCTTGTCCCATTCTTTACCGTCACGTTCTTCAAGTGTCTCTTTAAATGCAAGACGTGCTTTCTGCATGTTGTAATTGGCATTGAAAGGTGCTTCGTTGACGACTTCTGGAAGTACTGCTTCGACCTCTTGTGCGATAACACCAACTTCGTGCATCTTAGTCGGGTGGAAGTCGTATTCCTCTGTAATGTTTTGTACCCAGTCGTACTCAACACCACGCATCTTATGAAGTTTATCGAGCGCTTCGGTGATAGGTGTTACGTTTTCTTTCAAACGTCCATCAGATGCATATGCAACAATGTTACCAGTCGCAGAGACTGCACCGTTTGAACCAGACAACTGAACACGAGCGTCACCGTCTGCAGAAACATAGAAACCCCAACCAGACTGACCAGACAAACTAAAGAAGGATGCGTTGGTGTGCGCATAACCATAACCATAGTGGTTTGATAGACCAGTACCAGACGGACGATAGTTGTAACCGATAGAGTAACCAGGCGATGGATACGCATCTGTGTTTAGACCACCAGAGTTTGAACCGTGACGACCAATGAAACCACCACGTGATTCTGCGTTGGTTGCACCAAAGTGGATAGCACCATTGACTCTCATAGATGTATCAGACGCAGGGTTCACATAGTATGAAGTACTGTTCAGATCGTAGAAGATTGGAGAACGTGATGATCTCTCTGCACGCCAGTAACCTGAGTCTGCACGAGCCTCCCATCTACCATTATAGTATAGGTAGGTATAAGAGTTCTCATACATGTAAACTGCCCACTCGCCGTTGGCATGTTGAAGTCCAAAGTGTTGACCATCATCATCCCAGTAGATACGTCCACAAGCGGTAGAGTTACTATCCCTAAAGATAAGTTCACCGTGGTCAGAGTTGTTGGAACGAAGACTGATAGTGTCAGAATCATCATCATACATATCGAAACCATCGTTCCATGATATGTTATTGATGTTAACTGAGTTCATACGAGAAGTTGACGCAGGATCTTGGTAGTAACCTGTGTTGTTTCTATCATAGAAGATTGTCGCACGAAGATCAGTTGGCCACAGATCTCTGTTGTTTGATGCCATTACGTATGATGCAGTACGAGACGTACGCTGAGTACCATAGTTGGTTGTACGGAACCCGACTGCCCAACCGTCACCCCAGCTTGTAGAGAAACTACTGTAACCAGTATGAACGTTAGTAACTTCTACCTGTGGATATGTCCAGTTAGAGTTTGTATCACCAATACAAACCATATGACGAGAACCGTCATCACACCAACGAATTGTGTACGGACCATCATCATCCTCAGAAAGCTGTGTACAAGAAACGTTTGTCCAACGACCACTTGAATATGCGTAACCACCAATTCTAAACTGATGCATACGACCAGTATTGTATTCGTAAATGTTAACAGTGAAGTGCAACATGGTGTTACCACCACGTCTGCTAGTTGGTAAGTAAATAGTACATGCACCGTTGATACTTGAAGACGAAGTAGTATATGTACCACCATTTGGCATAGCAAATCTACGTTCGGCACCATCATATAAGTTACGTACTCTTTGATAGTTGTGGTAAGATGTACTTGCTTGGTTGGTGTAGTAACCAGTATTGTTTAGATCATAGAAGATTGGAGCACGTGAGGATCTCTCAGCACGCCAGTAACCTGAGTCTGCACGAGCTTCCCATCTACCATTGTAGTAAATGTAGGTATACGAGTTTCTGTTTGCATACAAAATCCACTCATTATCGACATCGTTGTAGATACCAACTTGGTTACTATCTGCAGACATGAATACATATCTGTCATTAATAGAGTAACCTTCCCATCCACCACGACCACCACCTTGAACTGCAACAGTACCGTAGTTACCATTTGGAAAATCCATATATGCATCATTGGCATTATCATACGCAAAGTACAAACGGTTTGTACGTAGTGTGTTCAAACGTGAAGTTGATGCAGGATCTACATAATAACCAGTGTTATTTCTGTCATAGAACAGGGGTGAACGAATGTCAGAGATGTGATCCAAATAGTCAGTATTGAAACGACCATATTTCGTAGTCTGATACCACCATCCCATCATCTCTGTACTGTCAGAACTTGAAAGGTTAGAGTGAACTTCTGTGCGACCCTGTAAACGGATATAGTCAGAAGATCCAGTACCATCGTTGTCAACACCGATAACCATTGCGGCGTTTTCACCAGTGTTATTGAAGTCTGGATCAAACGTGATGTAACCGTAATCAGATGGTGCGTTAACACCAGAACGGAAGTACAGTGTTACAGGTGCATCATTACCTGACCAGAATTCTGCGGCAACGTTGTTTAGATAGTCAGTACCTGTAACGTCATAAGATGAGTGAGAACCTGCAGAGTCATTTTGACGTGCTTTAAAGTACGCTTTACCGTTAAAGTTAACAGTATTGAATGTAGATGTTCCTGCAAAATCACCGTAATAACCTGTGTTGTTCAAGTCATAGAAAATAGGCGCACGAGACGAACGTTCTGCTCTCCAGTAACCGTTATCCGCACGGGCTTCCCATCTACCATTATAGTAAATGTAGGTGTATGAGTTACGTGCTGAATAAAGAACCCACTCGTTTTCAATACCAGTTCTTAGACCGAAGTGGTTATCATCATCCCAGTAAATACGTCCACACGCAGTACTGTTCGAGTCTCTGAAGATGATCTCACCGTTGTCACTGTCATTCGAACGAATAGACAATGTGTTTGCGTCATCGTCATAAATGTCGAAACCATTGTCAAACGATAAGAAGTTCATCGTTACGTTTGCGAAACGTGAAGTCCCTGCAAAGTCACCATAGTAAGCTGTGTTATTGCGGTCATAGAAGATGTTTGCACGGAATGATGATTGCGCATAAGAGTTACCATCTGCCATTGCTTGGAATGCCCAACCAGAGATATTACCTGTTGCGGCACCATGTTGACCAACGTAGAAACCTGTTGACCCAGTAGAGTTATTATTGTTCGAGTCTAGGTTAAAGAAAATATCGTGATAAGAGTTAAATCTCAAATCATCAGTAACACCACCACCATTATCACGAGATGCAATTCCATGATATGTTGAATCGTCACCATAGAATGTAATCCAGTCACCACGATCTGCCATGTTGATCTGATCAACAGTGACAACATTTAGACGAGAAGTAGATGCAGGATCTGCGTAGTAACCTGAGTTGTTTCTGTCATAGTAACGTTGTGCATATGCGTTTCTGTTTGTAAGGACATCACCATCACCACGGATGATCATGTTCCATGCACCAGCCATACCACCGTCACGGAACGAGATATCTTCACCACCAGATGTGGCGATAATGAAATGCGCATCATTTGTTTCAGTTGCACCAATGTAACCACGATGGTTACCAGAACTTGTGTAGAAGTGCGCTTGACCACCTGACCAGTATTCTGTTTCGTTAACACGGTTCACGTTCATACGTGATGTAGACGCAAAGTCACCATAGTAACCAGTGTCACTTGTGTCATAGAAGATTGGGGATCTCATAGATCCTTTTGCTTCTGAGTAACCTGTACGGATTAGGAAACGAGTAAATGAAGACTGTGACCAACTGACACCAACACCATAGTGTGGGTTTTCTTGGTTGTCATAGTAACCAAAGTCAAGTGAGTTCGCTTGATAGTTCGCAGTACCAATGTTCCATCTACGACGATTGTTGGAAGAATCTTTTCTTGAACGGAAAGAAATTACCGCACCGTGATTGGTGTTTGTACCCCAAGAGTTCAGAGTGAAATGTGGATACGCATGTTGGTTACCAATTTCGATCTGTGGTCTGTTAGTATCCAATGTTGTAACTGGATTAGAGTTAGACCCAACTTTCAGATACGAATCACTTGCACTTAGTCTCAGTCTATTGAAACGTGAAGTTGACGCAAAGTCACCATAGTAAGCTGTGTTGTTGTAGTCGTAGTAAATCGGTGAACGAA